GCCTATCGCCATACTGGAGCCAGCCACGATGTTGAAGGCAGTGGAGCTATTACGGATAGCGTTTCTGGCCGTCGCCGAGGCCGCCACCGCGTTCATGACCGTCGCCGAGGCAACTACCGCATTCATGGCCGTAGCCGAGGCAACTACCGCATTCATGTCGGCTAAACTCTTAAATTCATCAAACGCTGGCCCTATTAGGTGACGTAATAGCTTACCAGTTTGCGAGTTAGCATCTGCGACAGCAAACGCGTCAACGATGTTGTTCCCTATTAGGCCAGCCACCAGGTTGCCAGCCAGGTCTCCTCCAAGCGGTACAAATATAGACACGTTATACTACCTCCTCGTAGATAATACCCCATTCTCCGTTTTGAATGGCTAATCCCCAACGGTATACCTTCCCCGTACTGGGGTCGGGTGCCCTATGTGGCATATTATCTGCCAAATGTGCAGTAATGGTATCATCAATCTGCTTGACCGTTTTGGTGTTTCCCACTCCGGCCAGGGCATTTACAGCAGCGTCGGCATAATTTTGGGCAGCAGCTTGAGCTGCGTCTGCTTTGGTCTGAGCTCCGCTTTGCGTTTCCATTGCAGCCTTTTCAGCGGCAGTCAAATGCAGGTAGTCCCCGCTGTTCAGCCCAGATAAAGCATTATGCTCGCTTACGCCACCCTCTAAAAAGTAAGCCCAATATGTTGCATTGCTTGGGTCAATTCCCTGGCAAGCCTGCAGGCAATAATAAGCATCTCCTTGGTACGATACAACATCGCCAAAGGTATAATTCACCAATGGATCATATGCACCTCGCGGTGACAATGTGGCCCCCTTTTCCCCTTTTTGGGCTATAAGCTGCCAATATGTTGAATTAGTGGGGGCATTACCTGTAGTTTCTTGCTTGGCAATATATGAAGACCCGTAATAAGTGACAATGTTTCTTGGCTGGTATGTGGTTGACGGGTTATATTCTCCTTTTGTAACCAAATTTCCAATAGCTGCCTGACGTGCAGCTTCATTGGAAATACGTGTATTCTCGTTCGCAATCCTTGTGTTTTCGTTGCTAATCCTTGTATTCTCAGCAGTAACACGATCACTTTCAGCTGTGACTCTGTTGGCTTCGTTGGTTTCCCTTATGTTTTCGTTAGACACACGAGTATTTTCCGCGCTTACTCTTGCATTTTCGGCTGTAACTCTGCCGCTTTCCGCGGTGACGCGTCCGCTTTCTGCTGTCGCTCTGGCGCTCTCCGCAGACGCACGACTGCTTTCTGCCGATATCCTGGCCGCCTCGTTAGACTCCCTGGTATTTTCACTGGCAAGGCGGGCATTCTCGTTTGCTATCCTTGTATTTTCTGCGCTTACCCTTGCATTTTCCGCAGCCACACGTTGGCTTTCTGCTGTATTAAGATCGACCAGCAGCTGCTGCAAAACAGGATATTCTTCCTGTGAAGGGACCGCCGAACCGTCATTCAGTTGTCCACGCACCTCAAAAGAAAACTGGGTAGATGTAATCCTGGCCGCGCCATTGTCGGAATATACCTCAACAGTGGCCCGGACAATACCGGGATAAGTTAAGCATTGCTGGTGAAGCACATAACTTATCTTCCCTGCTTTTGCGTCCAAAATGGTGGCTGTATCAACAACAGCGTTTCCATCGGCTTTCAAGCAGGTAAAAGTTACATTTGACGCGCCAGTCAAATCAAACGGCTGTCCATCATGTGTAAGAGTAATAATCAGCTTATTCCCCTGCACGTCCTGCTCGACAACGACAAAAACAGGGGACATTTCGCGGTTTTTCAAAGGGATTGTGAGATAGTACTGTTTTTGGAGCGGCAAAATAAATCACCATCCTTTACACAAAACATGACAAGGCTCATAAAACCTTGCCATGTGAAACTCCAAGCATATGCCAGTATAAGATGTAATTAAGACAAAACGGTCCTGTTCTCCTCAAATTTCTGCGTCAATTCAAGCTGAAAATTTGCTGCTTCGGCAAGCTGCCTTTCAGCCTGGTCTATGGCCAGATACACAAACCGCGGAATATATACCGTCTCGCCGCGCTTGATCAGCCATATCTTGCCGTTTACCTGAACCGAAATATCGTCTTTATACTTCTTGCTGTCCTTGAAAGCCCTGAACGGCACCCTTTCATTCAGGTAAGAAACAACCTCTTGCGGGTCGGCGCCTGCCTTCTCATCAGGCGCTTTCTTGCTATGCACCACCTGGACAACCGGCGTGGTCTTTTCTTTCAAGGCGGCCTCAAGCCTTTGATTAATAATAGCTTCAAGTTGATCCTCGGAAATGCTGATTTTTCTCTCTTTCTTTTCGCCTTTTTCAGCGTCCATAAATATCAACTCCCTTGATTTTTATAATAGGAATACGGGGGCAGAGATAAATCCGCCCCCATATCTAATTAATTCGCACCGCTTTCAAAAGGAGTACACACCTCATTACGGACCATGTATTCCTGCACCAGGATTTCCGCAACTTTAGTAGCCTTCCAGCCGGAAGTTGCGCGCTGGTTGAGCGGGTCGGCAGTACCGGCAGAACCAAGCTGTTTAATGATGGTTTCTAGGCCGCCACCTTCTACCTCGGTTACGCCATAAGCATTTTTCCCGATGAAAAGCACTGAATATACATCGCGGCCTTTAGCGCCGGCTTCGCCAGGATAGATAATGTCACTGGCAGCAGGATCATGAGTAGAAGTTTCGCTGATAGTAATAGTTGCACTTCCCGCGCTCCCGGCAACCGCACTGGCGACAGTATACAAATACCCGTCAACAATAATCTTCCTGCCAACCAAAGCCGCAGCATCAGCCGAGGACAAAGCTTCAGCAATAGTGATAACTTTCGACATATACGAAGCTACAGTCAACGTCCTGGAAGTCGATGTCAAATCGGCCGCATGGAATATTTTTGCTTCGGTAGTCTCCACAAAGCGAACACCATGAATGCGGCCAATCTCTCCAGCGAAAATGTTTTCGGAACCGGCATATTCGTTGGCGCTCACCCACTCGTCATCTTTGGTAAGGCTGTATACCACATCGGGATGGACAATTGCCACGTAGTTTTTGCCATCCACCGGCTGAGCTTTCCCATTTTTCAGGGTCCGCACTCCTAGGCGAACATTTTCCACTCCGAAATAATCATTTCCGGAGGCTTCCCCGCCTACAAGCAAGTAACGCGCCAAGCGGTTGCCCTGGCCGTAAATGACGTTGGTCCCGCCGTTAATAATGTCCCTGACGACAGTATCCAGGGTTTCTCCCGCTTGATTCCCCAAAAGCTCCGTAGCTTGCACTAGGTTGTCGTCAATGGCGGTCAACTCCAGCATATCGGAAATAGTGATATAGTCGCCAAACTGGCTAACCGTCGCTTCAACCGTGGTGACATTCAGGCTCTTGCCCTGGGGAGTAACGCCCTCAGTCAAAGGAGTAAGAGCTTTGGGCAGCGGGCTGTACTTCCGAAACTCAATGGTTTTGCCCTTATTCTTCGGAATGGGCTTCTTCTGGCCAAATTGATCATGGACCAGCTTCGGCTTTGCATTGTCGATCAGGTACATATCATAATAAGTTTTCATTTCCGGGGACAGGTCTTGCCCTGTGCCGGTCTGCGTGGTCGTGTTTACAGGTCCAGGGACCGTATCAAACAATCTCAGATTGGTAGTAAACAATTTGAACGGGCTGATAAAAAGCCCAGGAATACCGGCAAATTGATACATACAAAATCCCTCCTTGATTTTTTTGTTTGTCAAGAAGGGCTAAAATCTGATTTTTTCGCCCCTCTTGACACGTTCGGCGATTTCCCGCCTATCTTCAGCGGTAAGTTGTATAACAGAAGATTTGTGGATTACCCCGGAGGAAGGTTTTGCACCCACTTCCGGTGGCCGCATAGTTCCGGCCCTAATGGCTTCCAGCGTAGCACTTTCTGCCCTCTTAGCCGTTTCAGCCTGCGCTTTGCCAATCAATTCCTCATGAAAAGCGGCAAGATAAGCGGCTTCAACTTCAATTCCTGATTCAAGCAGTTTCAAAAATTTTGGACCATACTTCGGGTGTTCAGCGGCAGCCCGCAAATCAAAATCAGGATATTTCCCCGGTTTTTCAGGAGTACCGCGCATGATGGCGGCTTCCTGCTGCCATTGGGCCACTTTTTGATTTATGGCTTCCATTTCTTTTTCAGCTCTAAGTTTCTTGTTCTCATTCTCAAGCTGTAGCTGTCGCTTGTATGCTTCCGGCGACATACCGGCCTGCTCGGCCAGGTCCGGCAATACCTCATCTTCCAGCTTGGCATTGAGATCGGCGATACTTTTTGCGCCGTATCTCGTCATGAGCAGGTCAATAACAGGCTGCACCTCGTTCAAACGCGACTCTAAAATCTTAGTCTGCTTGAACCGCTCGTCGATAATCTTTTGAGTATGGGCGGCAAAAAGGTCTTTAAACTCGCCTCTTACCAGCTTATAGTACGTCTTTTCCTTTTCCTCCGGAGAAAGGTTGGCATACTGGCTGCCAATATCGGCATCTTGCTTATCTTTTTGCCCTTCCTTTTGTTTTTGCCCAGGAGTGGTCTGGACAGAAGCTGGCACATTGGTATCGTCCACTTTGCCATAGATAACCTTGGGCTTGTCCGTACCTTTACCAGCTTTGGGCGCTGTACCTACTGTACTTTGGCCCGTACTCCCGTCAGTTGTGCCTGTGCTTGTCGCTGCCCCTGTACTAGCCGCCCCGGCAGCAGCCCCATCAAACAGGGTTAGGACCGTTGGCAGAAGGACATACTTTTGGGTTTTCTCACTCTTTAACATAATACTTTCTCTCCTTTTTTAAAAAATCGCCGTCTTTCCGGTGTGCCAGGGCCTAGCCCATATGAGAAAAGAGAGCATAGGAAAGCTAATTCCTGCTGCTCTCTTCAATTACATCGTCTTTCCGATGAGTCAATGACTTATTACTCATGTTTGCTGCAAACTACAGCTACTGTTCCAGAACCGCCTTTTCCGTTATGTAGCGGATATGTGTTTATAGCTTGCATAGCCTCTTCAAATCCTTTTTTGTCCGGGCATTCCTCAGCTCTTTTACAGTTATAACATGTGTTTACCATTAACCATGTCATAACATTCGACTCCTTTCGACAATTTTCAACCACATTATACCACATTTTCAACTTTTACGTGGTTGGGATATCCAAGCGCAATCTGTTTAAGGCCAATTAATATGGTTTCAAAAACGATATTTACGGCATGTTTTTTGCCTTCATCACGGACCGGGACAATTCTGACCTCTAAAGAACCCGTGGTAATCTCATTTTTGATGTACTCAAGGCCATGGATATTTGCCAAAGTACCCATGAGAGCATAACCCAGCGCGGACACACCGGCGCAAACAGGGTCATTGCCTGGATTGTACCCGGCATGGCCAGTAATTTTTAAACCAGTGAATCCTTTCTTTTCGTTGTACCTATAGGTAATGTATATCCCATTACCTTCCTCTATGTCGCAAGGAATATAAGTTTTGGCGAAAATATCAGGCTTGCAGGGATAAAACTCACCATTTACACCCTTGATAATAAAGTCACCCTCTCGCGCTATGTGTATTCCTTCCAAGGTTTTGATCCTTAGTCCCATGGTGTTAGATGTTTGCCCATCCGGTAACTCCTCGAAAGTCTCATCATTTAACCATACGCCTTTATCAAAATATTTTGGGCTGATAAAGTCACATACCTCATTCCAGTTTTGCCAATTAAGCTGTATCGCTTCAATTACAACCGGGGCTTTACGATACCTTTTGATATTACTCATTACATTCTACCTCCCAGATTAGTTATACTGCAGGTCCTCCCTGTTGTTTTAGCAATTCCTCGCCGCCCAAAAGTCGGATAATCTCCCACATCTTGGCCATTTCTTGTTGCATGGCCGTCGTTTGTTGCTGGAATTGCTGCAGCAGGTCGCCATTCTCGGCTATTTTCTGCAATATAGTTTCTTTGCCCTCGAAGTTCATCATTTCCAAGGCAATTTTAGCTTCAGGCGCGCGTTGCGGAGCGAACATGCCTATCTGGAACATCTCTTTAGCCATTTCGTTGTACAAAACGGTTGAAAACGGGGATTTCTTCTCTGGTACAATCGTCACATCAAAAACCGGTTTCCTGTATTTCGGCCGGTAGTTTTTGTCCTGGATGAATGTCTGGGTATCAAGATCAAATATCATGCCTTCATTCGGGTATGCTGGAGGTAGTGGCTGAGGAACAATACCGGCATTAGTATACGTCACATATTGATATTGACCATTCTGTCCGGTGATACGGAAATCCCTTTCCTTATCATAGAACTGCCTAACCAGCTCGATGGTTTTATAAACCATGCTGGTCAGGTTTTCATACGTCATGCCTATCATATCCCTCGACAATTTATTCCCGGCCTCTTGCAGGGCATATATCGCCCTGGCCGCCGTCACGCCTTTCCCGCCTTCGCCACTTGCAAACACGTCATTGGCAGTGATCTCTTTCATCTCTTGGATTTTGTTTTGCCTATGCTGCGCGATGAAAGGATCAAGCGGCTTGGCTTGGAACATACGGATATATTCTTCATTTAACGGGCCATCAACTTCAATGATGTCTTTCGAAAAATCAACAATATCATCCTTCGATACCGAACCGCCGCGCTTAATAAACCAGCGCATCTTCCCAGCAATCAAGGCGTTTTTGGATATAATCTGATCAAGTTTGTCAATATACATCTGCGGATTCTTGGCCAGGTCTACCAGCCCAAAACCGGTCGGATAGCCTTCCTCAGGGAACAGAACATCGAAATCCACAGGATATTCGCCGTGGTCATATATGCCACGGTCTTTGTATTGTTCGTCCTCCATGCTGTTGTAAAGGACCGTGCTGCCCACAAACTTGACCAGGTGCAGTTGTATCCGCCCGTCATTCCCGCGCCGGCGCATATACCAGTCCACAACTACACTTTTTTTGGTGATGTCTATATGGTCGTCATATGCGTACTGCTTGGGGTCTATAATCCGTTTGCCCTTGATGATAGTAGTATCATCAAGTATGTTGGCATAAGTGTCGGCCAGGACTTCATCATCTTCCAGTCCTATGATAAAGAAATTGCTCCCGTCCTGGATATCCTTCACTCCCGGCTGCCAGGCCAGATTAAGAAGATCAAGCCTTGTCACAACTATATCGCCCATCCCCTCCAGCTTCTCCGCATCCCAGAATTGGCCATATGGCACGCAGCCATTCAGTAGCTTGTACCACCAACCATTTGCATACGTCCTGCGGAAGCGGTTGGAATCATATATTGCTGGGATGATTTTTGACAGCATCTCAGCTTCTTTTTTGTCAGCTTCTTTCCGCGGCAAAACGTTGAACGAAGGATAATTGTCCATCGCGTCTGCGTGTTTATTTGCGATCATGTTGAAAAGATACATAGTGACAGGCTCCGGGTCGTTTTTTCGAAGCTGGCTTCGGAATAAATCCCAATGCCGCCCCTTCCACCACTTGTGATTCTCGATGATCCGCTGGTCAAGCTGCTCTTTGCCGGCAAAATACTCCTTCAGTATTTTTGCCCCCTCAATTGCAAGGTCAATGTCCGTAGAAGTGTTCTTTTTGGCCTTCTCGATTGATACATTATAGCCAAAAACGCTAATCTTTCTTGGCATTTTTGCCCCTCCTCTCCTATGTTCTCATAAAGCCGTAGTGATCTCTAACTGGCTCAGTATCTAATGGGTTGTATGGCTGCTCTGTAATACCCACACTTGGCGGTGCTGGTATCGGGTTATCCATAAATAGGTATCTGGCCTCATCGTAGCAGTGGTCCTCTCCAGATGTATCCACATCCTCTACATCATGATCATCATAAACGAGCGTTGGGATCGTGCGATTGAAGCCCTTGTTCCAGCTAAAGCTATACATCATGGGATAACCGTTCTCATCAAAAGTCAAGCGGTAGTGAAACTGCATTTTGCCGGGAATACGTTTATTATCGCCCGGCTCCCAATACACGCCATAATTTTCAAAAGTCCAAGCTATACTTTCTCCGGTGTCACGCTGGAATATGGCCGGATCTGCAATTCCACGGAAGTGTATGCCCTTGTAATATTTGTCCTCAATCTCCTTTATCTTTTCCGCAACCTGTCCAGGGGTCCAGCGCAGGCCCCGGTCAGGTTCATTGGTGCAGCCGTAAAGCTCGCGCTCGCGGTATAGCCGCCCGTCATGGTCCATAGCCCACCAACCGACGGAAAACGGCCTTGTATAGCCCCAGTCCAGCGTCCGAAACCGTTTCCACTCGCGTGGGACAAGAAACGGGCTGATAACATGCGTCCATTGGCGGTCCTTGTAATGGGTTGGGTCATCTCTCCACTCAACAAATACCTGGCCCTGGAAAGTGTTCCAATCACCAAACAGCAGGGCCTTTCTTTCTGCCTCCGGGAGCTGTGCCAGAGCTGCAATATAGTTGGGGTCGTTATTGAGGAGAATCGGGTTATCGAACACTGTGGCCGGGATAAATACCCGGTCTTTAACATACTCCCTACCGGCGACTTTTACCCTGGCTATGTATCTCTTAAAAGGCTGCATTGATAAAATAAACCGTAGTTTTACCCATCCGTGACCAATTCCACCAGGGTTTCCTGTAGCCGCTATGCTTACGTGAGTCCCTGGGCCCCCTGGCCGGTTACGAGAAAACATATAGGAGTATTCGTCCCATGTAAAATGCGTAAGCTCGTCAAAGTTTATTTCATCGAATCGCTTCCCCTGATATTTAAACCGGTCCTTCTTGTGCTGCATTGAACCAAAGTAAACCTTGGCACCAGAGGGGAAGGTCCAGACGTGCTTGTTGTCATTGTATTTGGCCGCAGGAAAAGCCTTCTTATAAAGCTCAAGACTCCTGTCAATGAGCTGTGACGCTTCCGGGAAGGTTTTACGGAAAATGATGGCCCGGAAATGCGGGATATGTACCTGTCGTAACGGTCTAACAATGATGGCGTCCGATTTCCCGCCACCGGCAGCCCCACCATAAAACACCTCTGATTCAGGACGGGAAAGGAAAATGCGCTGCTTTGGCTGTGGGGTCCATATTACTTTAGCCACTGTCCTTTCCTCCCTGGCCCTCCCTGGGGCACGTCCATATCTAATATTCCCAGTTCAATTGCGTCCTCATCTGGTTCCGCCATTGCCGGAATTTCAATAATGCCGCTTTCTTCTTCATCTTCATTACCAATACCAGCAGACTTTCTGGCAATCTCCAGCTTTTCTCTCTCAATCTGTAGCCGTTGTTTAGCTTCTTCATCCAGGATCCCCTTAATTGTGCGAGAGAGGCGAGTTGCGGCCTCTAGTCCAGCTGCAAGGTCTTTGAGACGGCGGGTGTCAACGGTATCAAATTCCTCCTCGATTAACCTTTCATCAAAATTCCCTTTGCCGTAGCCAGTTCTTAATTTGACAATATGCCGGTTGAATTGCTTTGGGTCCTGTAGGATGGAATTAGCCAGGCGGATAATTGCAGCCGCTGCCTGGTCTGCCAGAATCATTTCCTCGGCCATTTTTTCAGATTGTTTTTCCTGGGCCTTTTGTATAGCCTTGGTAAATGTTTTGTTGTGATAATCCGCGCGTAGCTCCACCCAGTTTTCCTTCTTACCACGCTGGCCAATAGAATACAGACTAACACCATATTTTTTTTGTAAATCTCTGTAAGAGAGATTGTTTTTAATAAAGTCCGTTTTTATCTTGGTCCAAGGGATTTTACGCTTTTCAATTGTCAAGGTAAAACCCCCTTTCTACAAATTTCGACATTTACAGCTTGAGTATACCACATCACAAAAAAAATGGGGGTTGTCAGCCCCCTATTAAATTTGATTATCCTTCTTTCTTCGATATTCCGCAGCTGCAGGACAGGTTGCAAAATGACTTTCATAGCCATAATCGGTATAAAAGCCGTTTTCTACCTGTTTGCCGGTAACAACTTCTCCTTTATCAGTAACAATAGTAGTATCACTATCCTTGGCATCAGCTAATATTAACTTTCTAGTGGTATTTACCGGCATTAGTCGGCCTGCATGTGTTCTTATCCAATAGATATCTGCACCACAACCCTTGCATTTTCCTTTAGGTAGTTGTTTTGTCAGTTCTTTCACGGTCACAACCTCCTTATCTTCACTTCTACCCTGGGATTCTTCGGGTCCACATCGAACGTATCGTTAAAGCCGGCGATTTGCTTCCATCCGTCATTCTTTATAAGCCCGGCTCTCTGAAAACCATCTAAAATAAACTTTTTCCCTGCCGAGATATTGTCTAAGTCTCGCTTTTTATTTGGTTCAAACCATGTTATATCCAATTCAGCTCTTTCAAAAGGTTTTAACATTTTTGCTGGCCATGCTACTGCATTTGTATATGTTTCCTTTAAGTCTCTGTAATTAGACCAATGACCTTTTGCAGCATCTATAATCTCATTTAGCCCTGGGAGCTGCATAGGTATTACTAATTTATCGTTCATGGTAGACTTCACCTTGCAGATACAGGTTTTAACCTATGCTGGTTAAATTTATGACCGCACCTCTTACAAATATAACTTTTACCATCTATCCAGGCTTCGGTATTTACTTTATATTTATCCCAAGAACAGTGAGGGCAAACTTTAAGCATTGGTTGTTTCCTCATTGTCCCTAATACCTCCTTAATTTTTTTTAAAAAAAAGAAAGAGAAAAATGACCCCTGTCTTTATACAATAGACACAACTTCCTTTACCACGCTCTTTTATATATTTCTTTATATATTTATTTAATATTTTCTTTCGGCAGCCTCTCAGCCATACTGCCGCAATTGGTACAAGGAACCTAGAGTACACCATTTGGTGTAGGGAGAGTACACCATTTGGTGTACCCAGAGTACACCATTTGGTATACCCTAAGAGTACACCATTTGGTGTACCCCGAATTGGAATAATATGGTTTATCCACAGGGTTATCCACAACATATCCACAGAATTATCCACAGAATCCTTTTGACTATTATTGATGTTCATGGACAATCAAAAGGGAATATCTTCATCGTATTTTAAATTGTCCGATAGAACTTTAAGACATAAAACCTGTTGATGAATTAGGTGACACATATCCACCTTTTCCCTGTGAGTCCGGGAGAAAACCACTTGTAAGAGGTTATCATTTAAATTACTGATGATATTGTCCAGCCGTTCTTTTACGGCCTTTCTTCTTTCATCATCCATAGAGTTTTACGCCTCCTTGCTAATCTTCATCTCAGGATACATTTTGCTGACCATGTCAGCCAACGAAGTACCGGGATATCGCTTGATACAGTCAGCGGCAAAACAATGATCATTGCAAAAACGGAGTTCCGGCCCTACTTTTTAAAAATTCCTTTTATCCATTTTTCTCTTTTTCCTTTAGTCATCAATCCAATTTCCCGGCTTGTCAAAGGTGGAAGTGTCGCAGCCTTTTCAATGTCCCAGCCACTTTTTACTCTACGCCGAAACGTATCGTATGGAATACCATTGTTCTTTGCCATTTCCACGTATTCACGAGGATATACACGGCTTTTTTCATAAGCTTTTATGGCCTGTGCTTTCCGATCCTGGAGTTGCTGCGTTGCTGCTCTTTCCGGGTCCCAGCCGAGCGTATTGACTCGCCATAAAAAAGTCCTGTAACAAATACCGTTCTGCTCTGCAAGCTTTACCAGATGACTCGGAAGTCTCTTTTTCTTTTGTGGTGGCTCGCTTATGGCCCTATCTTTCGCCCAGGCCAGAGACCTAACACGAACCTCTAAAACTGCTGGACTAATTCCGTTTTGAGCAGCTCGTTCGTATTCTTGTGGAGTGATATAGAAATCGTAGTTCACCAGTCATTACCCCCGATATTGCACTTAATCTTTGGAATGTGCATTATTTTATAAAAACTAACCAATGTGTCTTATTTCTTCGGTTTCCGAATAGCGGCTTTTGGCCAATGGCTTTTAAAACTTCACTCAATTTAACTTGTTCTTCATTCCATTTAAAAATTAATGTTCCATTGGGCCTTAGTACTCTCATACACTCCTGAAAACCCTGTGAAATATCCTGTTTCCAGTTGTCGGAGAGTATGCCGTATTTTTTGGCTAACCATGAATTTTGCCCGGCCTGTTTCAAGTGAGGAGGATCAAAAATAATCAAGTAAAAAGAATTGTCAGGAAAAGGCATGTTTCTAAAATCTGCAATTATATCCGGTTTAATGTTAAGCACCCGCCCATCACACAGGACTTCTGTCAAACACCGGTTGTCCATATATAAGACGTCGGGATGCTGCTTTTCAAACCAAATCATTCGGCTGCCACAAGTTGCATCTAAAATACGTTGCATCTAATCACCTGCCCTGTTTCGCAATTTTTACAGACTACGCACTAAACTAAAACTTCCATAAGTCATAGTTTTTATTAAACTTAACCTTGCGGGAAATAGTACCTTTTGGCGGCTGTGTTTCTTTGAAAATGAAATGCTTATTTAATAGCTCGTCACAAGCTATTTTTACCTGCTTTTCGCTTACTCCAAGGGCCTCGGCAGCTTCTCTTAATGATAAGTGACACTCCTTGCGCTGATAGCCATATGTTAGTCTAATTACCAATAAGCAAAGAGCATATTTCGTCCCTGAAAGCTTACCTGCGCGCCGATAAAGAGCTTCAAGTATCTCATTGGCTATTTTTGTAAATCCATTTTCTGTTTGTGGATTTGCCAATCGCATCACCACTCATATTTCAGACTAGTTAAAGGGGTGCAGGAGTTACCTACACCCTTACTTAATCATAGGTCCACCTGCGCCCACGATTCGACACATTTCGACAAAACTGCCCTCAAAAGGTAAATATACCAGCAAGGGGGTCAAAACGAATATAGTCCATTCTGACGCGTCTGAATACTATTTATCTCTTCTCAGCTAAATTTAAGGGGAATTGAGAGAAACAAGTCTTTCTTGGTGGGTTAAGGTTTTTTGGGGGTTGGGCGTACCTCCGCAGCAATCATTTACTGGTCGTGCTATATTCATAATCTTTTCCTCCTTTATCTCTCAGTACAATAGTGGGCAGGACCTTCCTACCGTGTTTGATGGCCTCTTGGTTGGTTTTAACGGCCAGATCGACCAAATAATATTGGTTTGTCCCCCTCGATACTTCCAGGGTCCTTTTGCGCATGGCTGCGCCGGTGTCCTGGGCTATTTTAAGCCCGTGGCCGGGGATTAGAAACCTCGTCCCGTATGGAAAGATTTTCGGATCCACGGCCACGGTATAGGAGGAGGGATATACACCGGTAGAAGTTTTTACATCCCCGTCATTACAAAGTCCTCTGGAATCGTAGGGAGCATAGGCTGTGGTTTCGACAAAAAGGACATCAAACTTAGTCATAAATTCATTGATGGTATTTTCGAGTTTTTCTAACCGATTGCCGGTTTCTTCTAAAAACCTGTCAGACATTTTTACTAAAGTTACGGTTTGGAAAATGTTTAAGGTAATCGAAAAAATAAGGAGAATTGAAAGAAAAAGTGATAAGCGCACCAACTGTTTGCATGTTCTGTAAATATCACCCATAAGGAACCTCTCAAGGGGTGGGGGCTTTGCACCCCCGTTTATTTCTCTTTCTCCCTGTCAAACTCAAACAGACCGCCGGCCTCCTGTTCGGCAAGCTCTTGATCAAATTTCCGGCTTTCTTCCTCGGAAAAACTGTATTCGGCCTGAATATCGCCGTCTGCCCCGTCAACATATTCGATGGCACCTGTTTCATCCAGGCTTTCGTTGTATATGACGGCCTGGTCTGCCTTCATGGCGCGCTGGATGTCGATAGACATAATCCCCCAAGTCTTGAGCAAGAGCTTGATAACAGTTTTACGATACATAAAATGCGGGTCTTTCTTCCACATCCCCTTGGGATTGTTGTATGACTTGCTGTACCGCTTCCCATGCGCCTCCAGTTCAGCGATAGTCATGTATAGCCCTTTAGAAAAGCCATTTGCAAGGCGGAAAAAGGCATAGTATCCTATGATTTTATCCGTTTTACCTGCTGCCCTATGTTTCCAAGTGGATGGATCTGTGAAAGTCACGTCGCCTGTCAAAGGATTGTAGCTGGCCAGCTCGTCCTCATACACTTCCGAAACGTGCATGGTGGAATATAGCCCGGTCCGGATGGACAATTGAGCGAAGCCTTTCCATTGCACCTGAAACTGGGCCTTCTTCCCCTCCTTGCCGTCATAAGGTATTATTGCGGCGAATCCCAGGTTCGGGTCAATCGGCAGGTCCAACGTCGCTGCCGTGGCCGCCGCCGCCACAACGGAATGAGGGTCACAAGCGGCCAGTTCCCTATTCGTGTTGGTGACATTGATAACTGAAGCTATAAACCCGGCAGCCTTAGCCCCTAGAATTTCCTCAAACCGTTTCTTGACGGCTTCGTTCGATAGGAGTGATTTCACCGTCACGGCCGGAAGATTTTTCTTTTCGGCCTGATTATTTAGTCTGTCTTTCAGCTTGTCTTTATCTTTAAGGTCCATGATTTAAACCTCCTTGACATTAAAGTTTAACGCCAAAATTTTGCATGCCATGGACATAAGTCCATATATTCAGTTACCTTGGTTGTGCATTTATCGCACATAGGCAAGTCATATGCGTCTTTCTCCCTCCCCGAAGGGAATGGGCGGGTCCAGGCTTCATCCTTATCCTGGTTATCACCGTCAGGTGTTTTTCACGCCACCCGCCCAAAAGTTATTTACCTAGGACTACCAGTAACCACTAAATACCCCGGCAGCTCTTTTCTGATAGTTTCGATTTCTGCTCGAACAGCTTCACGCCAGTACAAAGGAAGTTTAGGACATTCCAGAGAGAAGGAAAGCTTTTCTCCCTCTGAACGGGGTTTGTTTACTGTTAGTTCTATTTCTAATTCATCCAGCTTCCCACTTTCGTTAATAATAGGGATATAGATTTCAAAGGAAGAAGGGAAAGTTGTAGCAGATTCAGCGTCCTTAATCTTGAAAGCTACAGTCACATTATTGTTGTCCTGGTATATGAAGTCACCTGATATTTCTGTTGCCATTCTGATCGTCTGAACTGCAGCCATAAGCTGATCCAGATCAGGAACTTCCTCCGGGTTGCGCCGTTTCAAGAAATCAATAAAGGCTTTTTGCGTGATTGGCTTATTGAAGGCACTCTTCCACTCTTGCAATTCTAAAGATTCCTGAAAGCGGTAAACAATGGTGTCCTGGGGCCTGTCCTGCACCGATTCATCAACAATCACCTGGACCTGCTTTTCATCATAGAAAATAATTGTGTTCCTGGGATTGGGTTTGCCGCTGCTATCAACTGTTAAATGCTTAAGTAGATCAATTACGGCTTGAGCAGAACCAGCAACATAGTTAAAACCTGTGTAATGGAAGCTGTACTCATCTTTTACCTTCTGTTGGCTTTCAATGATATGAATTGTTGCCTTTTCCTGACCAGGAGCCATATTAACAATTAATTTTTCATTATCCATAATTACTCACCTTTCTTAATTTGATTTTGGATTACTCATTGACCGGCTGTTTTCCGGGGAACAGGGAAAGATTGCTTTCCTTCTTCTTAGGTGGGGCTTCAGTTTTAAGCTGAAAATCGCTGGTCATTTGGGCATAATGGACCTTCTTAACCTTGGGCAAAGACTTTGATATTGAGTAATTTATCCAGATCATTTGCCCTTCGTCTTTTCTTTGAAAGTCCAGTTTAATTGTGATACTGCCTGTTTGTCCTGACTTTAAAGCCGCTATTACCTCGGGGTAATGGCGCTGGAAGTCTGCCTCTAGCTCTCCACGGCAGACATTGGCGAGGGATAGATTTTGTACAAGCTCCTCGAATCCCAATCTCTCTCACTCCTTTTCAAAGTAACTGCAATATGACCTTCATACCTTCATCACTAAGGTAATACTCCGCACAGGTTTTCCCGGTAACGGTACACTTCCTCTTTCCCTTGACCTCGACAAGGCCCTTTTCTACCAGTTCATTTAAACGTGGATGAACAAAATTACGATCAAAGTAAGGGATAGCCCCGCTATTAGCCATCTTTTTGGCAAGCTCATTAGCTGTTTTGGGCGAACCAAGAACACTAAATGCGTACAGGCATTTCCTTTGCATTTCCCCACAGCTTTCAAGAATCTCATGGTAACTCATTCGCCGTGTCTCTTTAGTAATAGCGGTTGTACCCAAGCTATTTCCCTCCCTTCTCCTTCTTTAAAATCCGTAGCACCCGGATAGTGGGTTGCGTTACCCATTGGTTATAAAGAACCGGCTCTTTCTTGGCGAACTCATCAAAATCAATAGTGCGCCGGCCTTTTTGGGTCTTATAGCTCACATCATAATAGTGGCCGTTAATTACGGGAGTATAGCCTTTTTCTGCCGTGGCCATTCTGAGTTTTATTTCCTGGTCCATTTTGTCTTTTTGTTTTTCCAATAAACCCAACTGCTCAATAACCTGTGCCCTGGCTTCAAGAAGTCCATACAGATCCGACAGGTCCACAGATTCGCCGGCATTTTCCTGAGGATAGAGCTTTTTAATTACCGCATTGGTAGCTTCTGAACCGTCAGGAGGCGGAACTTCCTTGGCCAGTACATGATTCTTCCAGAAATTTTCGGCAATCTCCAGAAGAACCGTAAAAAACTGCTCATCGAAAGGTATGTACACATAGACCAGCTTGTACCCCCCGACCAGACAGACTAGCCAGCAATACTTGAGCCCCATCACGCCCATTTCCCACTGGCACTGGCAGAAGTAATCGTCTGGAACCTTACCGTCTTTCCCGTCCTCTCCTTCCTCCCACTCCCCGGCCAGGAGCCGATCGGCTGTTTTGACCTCCAGGAGACCATCCCCCAGGGGGTTCTCCGGGTCAATAATCTTAAAGTCAATTTGTGTCCTGGCCCACTCGGGAAGATCCGTATTTCCAAAGATAGCGTTTTGCCGGATAATTTTCATCGGACGGCCCAGGCGTTTTTGCAGTTCTCCCTCGGCCTTATCCCGAACAAAAGGCTCCAGGTACTTTCCAAGCTCCAAGCGGATAGATTCTTCTTTCTCTTCCACCTTGGAAGTCTTTTCAAAATATACCGATATAGCAGACCTCCACTTACTCAAACCCGCTATGGCCCCGATATCGGAAGCCCCGATCCCCTCTTGCCGGGCTTTGAGCCATTGTTCCTTAGTCATGTCCAGGGTGTTATATATCCTGATTGCACTCATAACGTTTCCACCCTCAATTCCCCGACGTAATTACCCTCTTCGTCATAGTCGCGTGATATATCGGTGATGAAGTATTGGTATTCATCATCCTTGATCTCGTCATAGACCATTTGCTGACGTACAGGATCCAGGCTTTCAAAACGGTCCAGGCAAATTACCTTTAAAGGGCCGCAGGTAGCGCGGGCAATGTCGAGAGCAAGGCGAATCTTCCGGGAGTCCGACAGGTTACGGATAGGAAGCTTGTCTATTGTGACGTTACCCTCTGCGTCAATGCCAAGCCCCTTAACCGGTAGCTGGATATCTGCCAAAAGTTGTGCGGGCAGTTCCCTTGCTTTCTGTACAGCTTGATTTAGCCACTCGGCACGGGCCAAAGCTTCCTTGTACTCCCTTTCCACCCGTAGCATATCTTTGTAGATGGGAATATAGCCCTTCATTTGTTCGGCATCCTGGGCTTGTTCTTCTAGTGGGGCAACGTCTATAGGTTTCTGTTTAATGAGTTTGCGGCAAATGTCGGCCTGTTCTTTGATCTTGTCCAAGGCAGCAGTAGCTTGTTCCTGGAACCTCGCAATCTCAACCTCACACTCTTTGTCAATATCCTTAATGTCCGACTCAGTTTTGTTTTGCAGCTGGACAAGTTCAGCCTGTAGCTCCTCAATCTGTTTCAGGATTTGGGATTTACGTTCCTGGGCTTTGCTCTGAATCCGGTCCTTGCGCCTCTGAGCTTCGGTTAAAGTAGTAGCCTTAAGGGCTTCCAGCTTGTCCAGGACGGCCTGTTTCTTCTCCTCTTCCTGTTCTAAATACTCCTGGGCCTTTTCAAGACGCGCGTTGAAATCCCGTGCTTCTGCGACCTCTTTCCAAAGTTCCCCGATATTGACCTTTTCCCAATCCTCGGCAACATATCCAGGAGGCAACTGTTCAAAGAGTGCATCAATCTGGTTTTTGAGGGCCTTTACTTCCCCGTTGGCAACGTGCCTCTTGTTGTAGTAGTACTTTTCCAGCTCTTTGAGTACCTGGAGCGCATGGAGATGAAGATTGACCGGAGCAACTTCGCCAAACCATCCTTTTATCTGATCCTCGTTTACCCTCATAGGAACCAGGGAAAGAAGAATCTCAACCTGTTCAGAATCCTTCTTTTGGAGAAAATCAACAGGGTTAAACTGAAAGCCCTCGGTCCCTATCAGAGATTTAAGGGTTGTCTCAGGCTTGGGCGCATTGTAACCATCCTTAGTGACGGTCACTTTATCGCTGCCCTCTTCCCGCAAAGTCCTTTCCACAGCAAGGCCATTATCTAGCTCAACGTATAAATTGGCCTCGTTCTCGCCGGTCTTCACGTACTTAACCCTGCGTCCTTTGTTGAAGATAACCTTTTCAATTGCTTCCAAAAGTGAAGTTTTTCCGGCTTCATTAGCTCCTTTGATGATATTGATATGCTTTGGCTCAAACTTTAGCTCTTTTATGCCAAGAAAGCCCTTGATTTGTAACTTAGAAATCTTTGTCAATTAACACCCCTACCTTTCATGTTAAAACGATGATAAATTGTTTCTTGTTAGCTGGGTCTTTCAGTGTGAAAGCCCGGCTTTTTCTTTTGTTTTGCTGGAATCCTTAACTTGTTGCATTACCTGTAATACCGGAAGCATTTCTTTAACCTTGCAGCACATTGGCGGCACCAAGTATTTTGGCATCGTTTTTCACCCCCTCCCGCTTGGATTTAAGAGAATCGGCTTCCATCTTGCGAAGTATTGCGGTTGCCATGATACTGCAAAATGTGTCTATACGCCGACGATCCTCGGGGGTTAGCTCATCATATGTAAGCGAGTGTTTCATATCTCTTCACTCCTTACACCGGTTGTAATTAATCACTGTTAGTTCGTGCATTGGCATCCTCCTATCTATTACATTCCGTGATTAAGGTCAGCAAAAAAAAGCTCATCAACGGTTTTTCCAAAAAAATCAGCAATCTTTTTTTGCACTTCACGGCGAGGGTGTGGTCGATGACCAGACTCAATCATAGCGTAAGAACTTTGAGGCATTCCGAGTTTTTCTGCGATTTCAGCCTGTGTCAATCCCATTTCTTCACGCAATTTCTGCATAACCTCATTAGGCTTAATTAGCTTCATATACACCACCTCCATAATTACGTATTGTGATTGTCCTAATTACTATTTTAATCACATCCTGTAATAAGTCAATTGATATTAGCACTATTTGTGATTATACTTTAAAATAATCACGTTTTGTGTTAATTTATTGATAGGTGGTGTTGAAAATGTCAAGTTTAGGAAAAAGAATAGCTACTCTTAGGGAAGAAAAAGGATACTCTCAAGCAGAATTGGCTAAGTTTTTGTCATTAAGTCAAAGTGCAATAGCTATGTATGAAAAGGATAATCGTAATCCAGATCCTGAAATAATTAACAGGATTGCCTCTTTTTTTGATGTTTCTACTGATTATTTGCTAGGACGCACAGATGAACGCCGTCCAGCAGAAAAAGTCATCGAGGAAGCCATATCCGATGACGCGGAATTGCTTGAATTTTTCCAAGACCTCAAGCAGAGAGATGACCTTCAATTACTTTTTAAACAAGTTAAACCTCTTTCGCAGAACACAATTAAAAGAATAATTAAATACATAAAAATGGTTGAAGATGAAGAGTCGCAGGAATAATAAAACCCGCCATCCAGCAGAAGGATAGCGGGTTATTTATCAAGGGAGGAGAAAATGACTTTTGACGAGCTTTGTGGCATAGTTCGCGAGAGGATTGAGTACGATTCCTATTCAGCTTTGAATATTTATTCTCATGTTGTGCCTTTGGGTGGTGAGGCCCTGGCCTTTGTTTATCGCTCCAAAGGAAACAATTTTCATATATTCATAAACGAGTCCATTTCTACAGAGGCCCAAAGAGAAGTATTTGTTCACGAACTTTATCATATTGCCTTTAATATGCCTTATTCTGGCTATATTCTTGGTGTGGACAAACATAGAAGTCCAATTGAAGAAGCAGCTGATGTATTTGCACATAAATTAACTAAGGCTATTTAGGAGGGCTAAAATGAAGAGAAGAATATTGGCTATCTTAATTCTCATTTTTATATTTAATTCTTTAATGAACATTACTGTGAAAGCTGCCGAAACCAAGCCAATTATGATCATTGTCGATAATGAAGAAATAGAAACAGATACCCCGCCAGTAATTATAAACGGAAGGCTTTTAGTTCCTGTAAGAACTATATTTAACGCCCTTGGTGCTGAAATAAAATGGGATGATTATTCTAGGACTATAACAGCAACAAAAGGAAGTTTAAATATTTACCTAAAAATTGATGATAAAAATTGCTTATTGAATGGCGAAAAAATCGTATTAGATGTCGAACCTCAAATAATCAACAACCATACAATGATTCCATTACGTTTTATAGCTCAAAGTTTTGGAGCAGAAGTTTTTTGGGTTCCAGAATGGAACAGAGTTGCAATAGTAACCAGTTCATTTAAAAATCCATTATCAGAAGAAGAAAAAAAGGAAGAAGAACCTAAAGCAGTAGTAGAAAATCAATATGGTTTTTCTCCCCCTCTAATCTTAATTGCCGATAACAAAGAAAAGGTTTTCTTAGGAAAATTGACCACAAATGAGTTTGAAAAAGATAGCATTTTTAATCAATTTGGAGAGTTTGGCAGTAAATATTCTCAAAAAAGTATATGGAACGAGTTTGGGCCATATGGAAGCAAATTTTCTTCGTACAGTCCTTGGAACAAATTTACCAGTACCCCTCCATTAATTGTAGATAAATCAGGAACTGTAGTTGGTCGATTATCATTAAATAACTTTATTAAAGGTGCTATCAACCCATACGAATTATATAAGATACTTAAAAGACTTGGTCTGTAATATTATCTACAGGGAGAGCAATAACCATGAAAGCTAGGATAACAGTAATAAGAATCCCTCACCCTAATCCCCAAAGGGCAATTAATTTGATAGCAGAGATAGCCCTTAAACAAATAATTCAAGAAGAAACCCTAAACAAGGTGGACAATCATGGAACATAATTCAAAAGTTAAACCTGAAACAGGCATAATTGCAGATATTTACATCCGCAGCAGTAAAACGCGGATTAATGATGAAAAGATCTCTCCTGAAACCCAAGAACAAGAATGTCGGAAGTACATAGCCGCTATGGGCTGGAAAGTAGGAGAAGTAAGGAAAGATCCTAATAAGTCCGGGTTTACTATTCACTATACGAAACGGCCCGGGCTTATGGACCTATTAAGACGCGCTGAAGAGGGCAAAAGTCATAAGGTAGTAGTATATAAATTCTCTCGCCTTGGAAGAAAATACTTTGATGAAATCTGCGACAAATTTGAAGATTTGGGAGTTGCAATAGTAAGCGCAACTGAACAGATCGATGTAACCACTGCTGCTGGACGCGCCTTCCGGAGCAACCTTGGATCATGGAATCGTTTCTTCGCTGAAGATACAAGCGAGTGGCAGCAGGACACCAAGCAAACAAGTGCTGAAGAAGGAAAATACAACGGCGGCCATTCATTTTATGGCGCCACATGGAGTAAAGACAGCCGTCGATTTATTAACGATCCTTTCAAGTCCAATATAGTTCTAAAGTTATTTGAGAAAAAAGCAGCTGGTTATGGCCGAAATCAATGCATGAAGCTATTGCACGATAATTTTCAGGAATTTGGCGCAGATTCCATTATTCTAAGTCCAACGGGTAAAGAATGGTGGCAGGAGACAACCCTGCAATATCTATGGCAAAATGGCCGTTATATTGGCCTAATCCCGCATAACGGTCTTTTTTACGGTGGAGAGCATATTAATGAGCCAATAATTCTTAATGGCAAGAAATATAACAACTGGCATGATTATCTGGTGCGTGGACATGGGTTGTCGCCAGAAGAAGCACAAAAGCGGATTATTGAAGGGTCAAAGCGTCCTCGAATAATTCCAGAGCCAATCATTCCTATTTCACTTTGGAATGCGGTGCAGGAAGAATTAATACGGAATAGCGCTCAAAGCAGTTCCCAAAAAGCAAGCAGCCATGAATTTACGGGACTGATGTTTGACTCTAGGGACCTGCAAGCTTATCAATATAAAAAACAAGATGATGGCCACCCGGCGCGTTGGTTGTGTGCCATCAGAAAACGCCGCGGTGTAAGTGTTTGCAATTCCAAAATTATAGATCATGAAACTTTCCTTAATAGCCTCTTAGAACACATTTTCCAAGTCGCAATAAATATGGAGTTTTGGGCAAAGATTAAATCCGACCTTGCCGAACAGATACGGCAAAAAAATAAACCTGCGTCCCTTGAAAGACGTAGGCTAGAGAAAAGAATAATCAAGCTGCAAGAAACCATTAAAGAAATTGAAATCGATCGTTATGAGAGACGTTCTATTTCAGCAGAACAATTTGCAAGATTAAACTTAAAATACCAAAAAGAATTAGACCAATTAAATGAGCAATATAGGCAATTAGATGCAGAAATTTCAATCAAGCATTCCTATAAGGACATTGATAAGCTACAATTTAACATGATGTACCTAAGAGAAGCGTGGGACACTCTTGAACAAAAGGAAAGACGACAGGCAATTAAAAGCATCGTCAAGAGTATTATGGTTACCGATACCCATGTCACGATTGATTTCACTTTCTATAAACTAGATATTTATCCACAAATTATTAAGCGAGATATCATGTTTTTTTAA